AGCAGCAGCGGCCCGATGGCGGCCGCCACCAACCCGATGGTGATGATGACCTGCTGCATGCCCGGGTCCAGATTGGCGAACCACTCCGCCATCCGCCTCAGGGTGTCGATGAATGGCTGGGCCGCTGTGATGGCCGCGGACAACGCCGGGGCCAGGGCATCGCCCAGCGTGATGCCGACGTTGACCAACTGGTTCCGCAGCACGGCCAGGCGGCTCTCCGTCGTGGCGTACCGCTGCGCTGCCTCGTTCGTCAGGGCGGTGTTCTCGGCCCAGGCCTGAGAGCCCAACTCCAGCGACGAACGGAACAGGTCGCCGGCGTTGGCCGCGCGGAGCAGGGCGTCACGGACCCGAATCTCCGACAACCCCAACTCGTCCAGGACGCCGAACACGTTGCCGCCCTCGTTGCTCACCCGGGCCAGGCCCTCGATGAATGACGCCAGGGCGGAGGCGGCGTCCTCCCTCCATGCGGTGGAGAACTCCTCCACGCTCATGCCTGCAACCTGGGCGAACCCCCTCAACCGCTCGCCGCCCGACGCCACCTCGTTCGCGATGTTGATCATCACCCTGGAGATCGCCGAGCCGCCGGCCTCGGCCTCGATGCCCACCGAGGCGAGGGCGTTCGCCATGGCGAGGATCTGCGGCTCCGTCATACCAACCTGGGCGCCGGCACCTGCGATCCGCAGGCCCATCTCCATGATGTCGCGCTCTGTGGAGGCACCGGCGTTGCCCAGGGCCACCAGGGTGGCGCCCAGCCGGTCGAACTGGTCCTGCGGCATCTGCGTGATGTTGGCGAACTGCGCCAGCATCGTGGCCGCTTCCTCGCCGGCCAGGTTGGTCGAGACACCCAGGTCGACGATGGTCTTGGTGAATCCGAGGATCGCGTCGGTCTCGATGCCCAGCTGACCGGCGGCCTCCGCGATGGCGGAGAGCTCCGTGGCAGTCGCGGGCAGTTCCCCGGCCATGTCGAGGATGCCCTTCCGCATCTCGGCGAGTTCCTCATCGGTGGCGTCCACCGTTTTCCTCACACCCGCGAAGGCCGACTCGAAATCGATGCTCGCCTTCAGGGCGCCGCCGCCGGCGGCCGCCAGGGGAAGGGTGAGCCCTGTGGTGAGCTTGCCGCCGACGTCGGTGAGGGTGCGGCTCGTCTTGTTCAGCGTCCGCTCGATCTTGTTCATGTGCTTCTCGAACTCGGTGGCGTCGGCGCCCACACGGACGATCAGCTCAGCCAGGGTCGCCACGCATCACCACCTCCCCGATACGCGCAGAGCGGCCGGGATCTCATCCTCCCAGCCGCTCCTTCAGCTCCTCGAACTCTCTCCTGGCCTCTTCTGGGTCGCGCAGGGCCCGCTTGCGGGTCTCCGGTTTCAACAGCTTCTCCAGCCTAGGCAACTTCTTCTGCCGCGACAGGGCTGCCGTGGCCCAGGCCAGTTCGACCCGCTCCCGGGCGCCCTGTTCCATGCGGGCCTGCACGATGGCAACGAGCTCCCCGGGCGTCAGCCGGCCGATGTCCCAGGGCATGAGGCCCACGGCGTAGGCGTGGGGCAGAGACTCCTCGAGCCACTCAGAGAAGCGGAGGTCGGCTACGTCGCCGCCTCCGCCTCCCCGTTTCCCTCATCGCCGGCACTGGTCCTGAACAGACCAGACGCGAGTAGCGCCTTCGTTACCGCCTCGGCCAGGGATTCGAAGGTGCCGCCGGCCTCGAGGTACCGCTGCATGAGGGCGCCGGTGCGCTCCAGTGTCAGGCCCCGGTCCTCCCAGCGGAGGCCGGCCCACAGCAGGGCTCGGATCGCCCGGAACCCCATCTGTTGGTTCATCATGGCGCCGATGCCGACGCCCAGGGCCTCCTCAGCGTCGCAGAGCGCGTTGGTGTCAAACCTGATGCGCCGGGGCCGGCCCAGTTCGATGTTGACGTAGTTCATGTGCCATCACCTACGGGGTGGGCTGGAGCACCGGGGCCCCGCTGCCCTGCAGCTCGATGGAGTAGGTGGCCTCGCCATCATAGGGGCCCTCGAGGTCGCGAGAGGTAACCAGGGCCTCGCCCTCGTAGACCGCCTGGCTCTCCTCCTGCCACCGCACCTTCACCTTCTTCTTCTGCCGCATGGCGTTCACCAGTGCGGTGTAGCAGGCGTCGTCCTTGATATAGGCGCCGTCCATGCTGATGGTCCAGTCGCCGATGCCGTACTCATAGGTCTTATAGCCGCCAGACCCCTTGGTGGTCGTCTCGACCGTATCCACGGACTCAGAGAGAGTGGCACCGCGCTGAGAGGCGCCGGCCTCCCACTCCGGTGAGCCCGCGGTGCCAACGTCAACGAGGACGAGAACGTCCACGCCTTTCATGGCCATATGCTCATGCCTCCTCATGCCAGATTCGGAACTCCAGGGTCCTCACATAGACGGGCGGGGCCGGCTCTGGCTCATACCCGTCGCTCTCGTTCTCACACACTGCGCGGGGATACCGCTCCATGGCGGTCCGCACCGCCGCGGCGAGATCCGCAGCGGCCTTTTTGGTCGGTGCGTAGCAGTCGATCTGCAGGCGGGGCCGGGAGAGTCCGGTGTACCCGCCCTTCGTGTAAACCCTGGGCGTGTCGATCCGCTGATAGCGGATCGCAGGGTAAGCGACGCCCTGGGGGAGCACGTTGGGGTAGATGCGCGTGCCCGCCAGGGCCGCCACCGCCGAATCGGCGATCAGATGCGCCCGGACTGCCGCCTCCATCTACCGCAACCCTCCCTCCAGCAGCTCCCGCAGGCCGTCCTCGATCTGCTTCTTGACCTCGGCCTGCTTGGTGTCCCAGGCCGGGCGGAAATACGGCTTCGCCCGGGAGTGTCGGGTGCCGTACTCGACCAGGTAGGCGTGAGGCGCCCGCTTGAAGTCCACGGCGGAGAAGGCGCCGGCCACCATTTTCCCTCTGCGTTTGCCGATTTTCGCCTTGATGGCGCTCTTGAGTAGGCCCGTTCGCACGGGGACGCGCTGCTTGGCCTCGTCGCGGACTACCCTCATGCCCTTCACGAGGACCTGCTCGACCTCTTTGGCCTCCAGGGATGAGGTGAGAGACCGGACCCGGCGTACAGCCTCATCCAGTCCCTCAACCTGGATCCACATGGCGCTCTTACCGGCCATCAGACCACCTCCCGGCACATGAGCTGCAGCTCACGGTGCCGCTCCTCGGGGTCGATGACGCTCAGAATGTTGAACACGCGGCCGTCGTAGAGCACGCGCATCTCTGGCCGGATGCCTCGACGGTACCGGATCCTGATGCGGGTCGTGACCTCGGCCTGCACCTGGTGGGCGGCAAAATACTCGCGGCCCCGCAGGGGCTCCACGGCCGCCCAGACGGTCGCAACGTCCTGCCAGGTATCGATGGGCTGGCCGTACTCGTCCTGGCCCACGACATGCTGCTGGAGCGTGACCCGCTGGCGGAACACGGCGGCGGTGGTCATGACGAACCACCGCCCCGGTACTCCTCAGAGAGAGTCAGGTCCCGCTTCAGCATCTCGTAGGACTGCTCCAGCCGCGGCGCGGCCTGGTCGGCGTAGTCGAAGTGGGCCTGGCAGTAGATGACGACGGCCCGCCGGATCAGCGGGTCGTCGTCACTCTGCGTCTTCTCGGGGGAGACGCCGGAGAGGGCCAGGTCGGCCCTGGCGGCGGCGATCAGCCCCTGGATCTCATCGTCGTGCTCGTTCCCGTCCACGCGCAGGGCCTTCCTGACCTCATCCAGCATCCCGGATCACCCCACTAGCTGGCGGCCTTCAGCTTGATGAGCACCACGCCGTTCGGGTCGGCGAGCTTGCCGTCGGCGATCATCGTCGCCTTCGAGATCCACTCATCGGTGTTCTCGTCGAAGTACCTGCGGTAGGTGATCGCCATGTTGCTGTTGACGAGGTAGTCCTCCAGACGCACCAGCACCGCCACCACGTCGCCGGCCTGAGCGGTGTCGATGGAGGGCAGCAGGTCGGTCGGGATGACCTCGCGGCCCAGGAACCGCTCCTGAATGGTGCCGTCCAGGCCATAGGTCACCCGGGCGATGGGCTGGCCGTTGTTGTCCACCATGCCGACGATGTGGGTGTTCCAGTCGGCATCGTTAATGAGCAGCACGGCGCCGTTGCGGTAGGCTGCCGGGACCTTGCCCATGAGCGTTGCCCAGGTCTTGAACTTGCTGAAGTCGGCCTGAGCCACCTCGATGATCTGGCCCGCCGGGATGCCGGTGTCCTTGGTGATGCCCAGAGGCTGGCCCGTGCCGGTGCCGGAAATGATCGCGGCTTCGAGCGCCTTGATCATAGCCTCGGCGATGTTGTTTGCAACGGTCGCCTCGAACACAGGCAGGGCGACGGTGCCAGCCACCAGCTCCACCGCGACGCGGACCTGGAGCTTGTGGTAGGAGAACACGATGGTGCCCGTGACAGCGTTCTTCTGCTTGTCGGCCATGCTGCCGGCCGCAACCCAGGTAGCCGTGGGCTTGGCGGTGCTCACGGGGATCTGCAGGCCACCCTGAACGGCGGTCTTGGTGACCCTGGCCCAGATGCGGCCGTAGTCCTTTGCCCGCTCCACAATCCGGTTCAGGATGGTGGTCGGGATGACGGCGCCGATGTCGCCGGTGCCGGTGGTCTGGTCAGCGCGGAACTCCAGGATATCGCTCTTGACGCCACGGGTCACGTAGTCCATGAACGCTCGGCGATACTCGGGGGTGTCGTGGGGATCAGCATCTCGCTGCTCGGGGTTCTGCACCTGCTTGGCGGCCACCACGCGGGCCTGCACAGTGCCGGCCTGGATGCCCTGGGCGATCTCCAGCCGCTTGCGAAGCTCCTGCGCCTCCTTGTCCAGACTCTCCAGTTCCGTCTTCAGCTCGTCCAGGTTGGCCTTCGGATCGTTCTCGAGCAGACCGCGGATCTCCACCTTGCGGGTCTCAATCTCGGCCAGACGTGCATTCACGCTCATGCGCTCGCTCTCCTTTCTCGCTTTACAGGTAAGTCATGATGATCAGCCGCTTG